GATCGCACGGGGGAGTATCGATATTTTATACGCAAAATTAGAGCTAAATCGTGTGGGTATAGATATACCAAACTAAAACCAGTTTAAGTTCAGTTATGAAAGGTAGGAAGCGAACACCAACAAAAGTTAAAAAATTGAAGGGTACTCTTGAGAAATCTCGGTTAGTGGGAAACGAGATGGAAACAACTCAGGTTGTGAGTATGCCTTCAGCTCCCTCCTTTCTCAATCAACACGGAGCAGACGAATGGGACTTAGTTACTAACGAACTAGCCAATATTAAGATGTTACACTTGACAGACTTATCAATCTTAGCTGCCTATTGTAACGAGATAGGTATTTATAGAGAGATAGCTCAAGAGTTACAAGGCAACTTCACAGAGCAAACCGTTGACAAAGACGGAAGATTAAGAGCTAGTAAGATTGCACCAAAGTACAAGGTAATGCAAAACGCTTTACAGAACGCTATGAAAATTGCTACGCAATTTGGATTTACTCCAAGCAGTAGAGCTTCTCTTAGTATGCCAGAACAAGATGAGGAAAGGACTGACGATTTTAATTTCTTTGATTAATGGAAGTAAACAAAATATACAATGAGAATTGTCTTGATACAATGTCAAGGATGTCTGACAATTTTATTGATTTGACTGTTACATCTCCTCCATATGATAATTTAAGAGATTATAATGGATATAGTTTTGATTTTGAAAGTATAGCGAAAGAACTTTACAGGGTCACTAAGGAGGGTGGTGTTGTTGTGTGGGTTGTTGGAGATTCAACAAGTAAATTTAATGAAAGCGGTACTTCTTTTAAACAAGCGTTATATTTTAAAGAATTAGGTTTTAACTTGCTTGACACAATGATCTACTACAAACAGAATTATGCGCCTGCATATCCTACACTAAGGAGGTATGCGAATCAATTTGAATATATGTTTATTTTTTCAAAAGGTAGACCAAGTACATTTAACCCAATACAAAAACCGAAAGTTAGAAACAAAATTGAAAAGGTGGCTTTTAGACAAAAAGACGGTACTTTAATTAGAAAAACTAAACAAAAAGGCAATGAAACAAAAGATGCAAGTAATGTGTGGGAATATGCAGTTGGAGGTAATTTTACAGGTCATCCCGCAGTCTTTCCCGAACAATTAGCAAAAGACCACATAATAAGTTGGAGTAATGAAGGAGAATTAGTTTATGATTGTTTTATGGGAAGTGGTACAACTGCAAAGATGTCTCATATAAATAAAAGAAATTGGATAGGTAGTGAAATATCTAAAGAATATATAGATATTGCAAATGATAGATTAAAGTCATATTTAAATCAAACAAGTTTATTTTGATGAAACTTAAAGAGGACAAGACTTTTTACTTTGATGACAATGCAGCAGATAGATGTGTTTACTTTATAGAGAATCACATCAAGCATATAAAAGGAGAGTTAGGAGGTCAGCCATTTAAGTTAGAGCCATTTCAGAAAACAATAGTCAGAGATTTATTTGGTTGGAAGTATAGAGATAGTGGTCTAAGAAGATTTAGAACTGCTTACATTTGTCTACCAAGAAAGAACGGAAAGTCTACTTTAATAAGTGCTATCGCTTTGTATATGTTACTAGCCGACAACGAGCCATCTGCTGAGTGTTACATTGCTGCAAATGACAGACAGCAATCTGGTATAATCTTCGAGGTGGCTTGTGGAATGGTTAGAGCTGACAATCAACTAAACAAGAATCTCAAAGTATTTAAGAACTCTATAATCCACGAGAAAAGCAACTCAGCATTCAAGGCTATTAGTTCTGAGGCAAGTTCTAAGTTTGGATATAACGCTAGTTTTATTTGTATGGATGAATTCTTCGTTCAGAAAGACTCAAGCCTATGGGATGCCTTGACTACTTCGGTTGGTAGTAGGAGGCAACCTTTGACTATAGCAATAACAACCGCTGGATATAATCGTGAGTCTATATGCTACAAAACAGAGGAATACGGAAGGAAAGTATCTGAGGGTATAATTAAAGATTCTAGTTTTTATTATGTCAAGTATGCTTGTCCTTTAGATGTAGATTGGACTAGCGAGGAAGCTTTAAAAATTGCTAATCCTGGACTTGCTAGTGGTATTATAAAAATGGATTATCTAAAGCGTGAACAAGAGAAAGCTATTAAAATGCCGAGTGCAGAAAATACAATGAGAATGTTACATCTTAATCAATGGATGTCATCAGCTAGTAAGTGGCTATCAGATGCTCAATGGATGGAGTGTAATAAAGCTCCAATCAAGTTAGAAGATTACAAAGGGATGACAGCTTACGCTGGATTAGATTTAGCTTCGGTTAAAGATATTAGCGCATTTTGTATTTTGATTCCTGAAGATGATAGGTTTACTGTAATTCCTTACTTTTTTGCTCCAAAGGATAACGCTTTTATTCGTTCAAGACGAGATCAAGTTGACTATATTGGTTGGGGTAAAGAAGGACTTATGGAACTTACAGATGGTGATGTCACCGATTACAACTACATAAAGAAAAAAATAAAAGAGGTTGCTGAGGTTGTAAACATTAAGTCTATTGCTTACGATCGTTGGAACTCAAGCCAATTAATAATAGATTTATCTGAGGATGGTTTACCATGTGAGCCTTTCGGACAAGGCTTTGGTAGTTTGTCAAGTCCTACTAAAGAACTTGAGAAGCTCGTACTAGGGAAACAAATAAATCACGGAGGCAATAAAGTTTTGAGGTGGATGTGTTCTAATTTAGCTATGAAGTCAGACCCAGCTGGTAATATTAAAATGGATAAATCTAAAAGCTCAGAAAAGATTGATGGAATGGTGGCTCTTGTTATGGCTCTAGGATGTTATATGAATAACGATTCTAGCGACTCATCTACCTATGATGATAATGATATTATTTGGATTTGACTTTTGACTTTTCTCTTATCTTTGTAAAGTAATTACAATTTTATGGGACTATTCGACTTCCTTCGTTCTGAAAAACGAGGTGATAATTTTTTAAGAGCTATCTTTGGTGGGCAAGGTGCAGCCAATAGGACAGCAGTTAATAGAGATACATCATTAACATTCAGCGCAGTCTTTGCTTGTGTTAGAGTTATTAGCGAATCAATCGCAAGTCTACCCATTAAAGTTTATAAAGTTGAGGTTGACGATGATAAAATTACAGACATCAGTCATCCAATCTACCGACTTTTAGCTCGTGAGCCTAATCAGTTTATGACACCTTACACCTTTCTTGATACTTTGATGACTAACTTATTGCTAGAAGGTAACAGCTATTTTTACATAGAACGCGATAGCTCGGCTAGACCCTTGGCTTTAATACCAATAAATCCTCAAGATGTTAAGGTAGTAAAGCACGAAGGACAGATTTTTTATGATATAAAAGACTATGAAATTGGTGTAATGAAGGAGGATATGTTACACTTTTTCAATTTATCTTTTAATGGTTATGAGGGTGTAAGCGTATTGAAAGCACAGAACACAACAATAGCAACTTCAATAGCTGCTAACGATACAGCTAATAGTTATCTAGGTAACTCTGCTCAAGTTGGTGGAGTAATAAAACATCCTGGAAAATTAAGTAAAGAAGCTGTCGCAAGATTAAAAAACTCTTGGAATCAAAACTATTCAGGCTCTTTTGTTGCTGGTAAGACAGCTATTCTTGAAGAAGGTATGACATTTGAGCAAACAAATATTGACGCTAACAAGTATCAGCTTTTAGAAACTAGAAGATTTCAGATAGAAGAAGTAGCAAGAGCCTTCAAAGTTCCTTTGTCTTTGATTGGACATTTAGAAAAAGCTGCAAACTATTCAAGTATAGAGGCTTTGTCAATCGACTTTGTAAGATTTACATTGATGCCTTATATGGTTATGGTTGAGCAAGAGCTAAACAGAAAGCTGTTCAGAGATAGTGAGTTTGGTTTATTTACAATTAAAATTGATGCTAAAGGACTATTAAGAGGTGATAGTTCTAGTAGGGCGCAATATTACAGAGAGATGGCATCAATAGGTGCTTTATCTATCAATGAAATTAGAAGAATGGAGGACTTAAATAGAGTAGGGCCTGAAGGCGATCAGTTGTTTATGCCTTTAAATTTTGCGCCTATTGGTGACATAGAAGAAGAAGATAATGCCGATACCGACTAAAGAAACAGACGAAACAAACGAGGAGTTCATTGAGAGATGTATGTCTGATGAATTTATGAAAGAGTATGATGACAACTCCCAAAGACTTGCTGTCTGTTATGCTCAGTTGGAAGATGATGAGGAAAGACAAACAGACTTTCCTAATAAAGGGGATGATAAAAAAATTAGTTTAAGAAATAGTGATGAGCCACAGTTCGACTATGACTTTGCTAAAAATATAAAAGAACAAACTCCAGAGATTTGGAAAGCTGGAGGTAACATAAGAGGAAATGAGGCTTTTATGTTATGGGGTAGAGCAAGAGATGGCCAAGATACTGAAGCCATCAGAGAATGGATAAAAGAGAGAGAAGCTTGGATAAAAAGACATTTTGAAGATGGTAAACAATTCAAAGGCGATACTGAGCCAAACCTTTCCAATGTTGGAGGTGTAGTTGCTCAGATTAAATGGGGAACTATTGGAACACTAGGAGAGCAAGGGATGAAAGATGTAATTTTAGAACTAACTAAAAAGCTTGAGGGTAAGAAAGAAGAAAACCAAGTTAGTGCTAAAACAAAAAAGGCTTTAGAAAATAAAGTTGAAAAACATAACGAAGAAATAAAAGAGCTTGATTTGGCTTGGAATGGGCGTACGACTTACGCTGAATTATTAAAAGTATATGAAAGAGGTACTGGAGCATTTTATAGCAACCCTCAAAGCGTTAGGCCAAATATGACTCCTGAGAGTTGGGGTTTAGCAAGAGTAAACTCATTTTTATTTGCTCTAAAAAAAGGTAGATTTCAAGGTGGTAAGCACGACACAGACTTACTTCCTGACAATCATCCTGTTAAAAAAGAAATGGAAGATAAACATTTAGAAAATATGGAAAAAGAATTAAGAGAAAAGGTAGGATCAATGATAACAGATGGTATTGAACTACCTTTATATGACACAATAGAAGAAGCTGAAGCTGAAGCTGAAAAACTTGGTGGAAGTGGGCATCACGAACATATCTTATATATGCCTTTTGAAAATCACGAACAAGCAAAAGAGGTTATGGGTAAAATGAATATGAATGAACACACTCCATATCACGAAGAAGAAGAAAAGTCTGAAATAAGAACTAATCCTAACAAAGAGGTTAGAACTTTTGATGTTCAAGACTTAGAGCTTAGAATGGACGGAGATAAACCAACTGTTGTTGGATATGGCGCAGTCTTTAATTCTATGTCTAATGACTTAGGAGGTTTTAGAGAGTTTATAGCTCCTAAAGCTTTTGAAGGTAGACTTGAGGATGATGTAAGATTTCTAGTTAATCACGATGCTAATTTAATACTAGCTAGAACTACAAATGGTACGCTAAGACTTTCTGTTGATGAGAAGGGACTACGCTACGAAGCCGATATGCCTAATACTTCAACCGCTAAAGATTTAGTAGAGCTATTAAAAAATGGTACTATCAATCAATCTAGCTTTGCTTTTACTGTTGAAGAAGATAGTTGGGAAGTAAAAGACGGTATGAATATAAGAACTATTGATAAGGTTTCTACTCTTTTCGATATTTCCAGCGTCGTTTACCCAGCATACAGTCAAGCATCTAGTGCTGTTGCTTTACGCTCACTAGAAGAATGGAAGTCAAAAGAACAAAACACAGAGGCTAAAAAAGATAATGAAGATTTAAAAAAGCGCAGCCTCAATGAAATGCGTTTGAAAATCTTAAAAAATAAATATTAATATTAATTTTCTATAAAATGAAAACATCAAAACTTTATAAAGAAGAAAGAGCTGAGGTTATCGAAAAGATGGAAGGACTTGTAAAATCTGCTGAAGGCAGAGATATGTCCTCTGATGAGCAAAGCAACTTTGATTCTTTAAATTCAAAAGTAGAGGAGTTAAACGGAATGGCTCAAAGAGCTGAGTCTTTCGAGAAGCTTCAAGCTACTAAAGCTGTTAAAGAAGTAACAGAAAACACTCCAAAAGAGATTAGAGAGTATTCTTTTCAAGAAGCTATGAAACAAGCTGCTACTGGTAGACTTGAGGGCTTAGTCAAGGAAATGGATGCTGAGGCTCGTAATGAAGCACGATTTACTGGACAATCATATAAAGGTATTGCTATACCTTCAACTATCTTGACTCGTGCTGCTGTAGCTACTGCACCTGGTGCTGCAACTGAAGTTATGGCTTGGACTGACCAACTCGAGGCAAATCTCGTGTTAGCTTCAGCTGGATGTAACTTTTACTCTGGTGTGGACAGTATGAAGTTCCCAGTATTTCAAAATATCAATTCAGGTTTTGTTCAAGAAACTGCTGGAACTGCTCCAAATGCTAATGGTGATGCTACAAGCGTAACATTAGAGCCTAAAAAACTTATCTCTATTGTAAATGTTTCTGCTGAAGCTATAACTCAGAACGCTTCAATTGAGGCTGCCTTGCAAAGAAATATGGCTCAGTCGGTGGCTGCTACTTTAGAATTAGCATTATTAGGTGATAGCGATATTAGTAATGCTCCAGAATCTATATTCTTAGATGCTGCAACTCAGTCTGTTGCTGGTGCTGTACCAACTATTGCAGAGCTTTTAAATATGGAAGCGACTTTATTAGGTAACGGAGTAAACTTACAAGGAGCTAGAATGGCTTGGTTATTAGACTCAGGTGCATTATCTGAAGCTAAGCAACTTGCTCAAGTATCTTCAGTATCTCCAGCTTATGATAATGTAGACAAGTCTTTCTTAGGCTACTTTGCTTTCACATCTTCTAATGTTGGTGGTGGTAGTGGTAATGGTACTAACTACATGTTATTAGATGCTAGTAAAGTACATATTGCTCAGTTCGGTGGTTTAGATGTAATTTATGACATTTATACTGGTGCTGGAACTGGTGAGCCTAGATATGTATTGACATCTTTAGTTGATGGTGATATGGTACAAAATAGTACTGCTGCTGTCAAAATAGATAACGCATAATTTGTTTATTTTAACGGAGGGGTTTAATCGCCCCTCCATTAATTTTTTTTAAATGGAATACTACAGCTATAATTTTAATGCATTAAGACAGTCTGACTATGTGCCTTATGGTAAGCTAGTTTTAAAAACAGCTCCAACTACTACTCCTATATCTTTAGCAGAAGCTAAGTCATTTTTAAGGATAGATTCAGACTTTGATGATGATAATACTTATATCACTTCTTTAATTAATGTTGCGACAAGTGTAGTTGAAGAATTTACAAGAAGAAGATTAATCACTCAAACATTTAACATATTTTATGATGAGTTTCCTCCTTATATTGATTTGCAAATAGGAGAAGTTGCTAGTGTTACACATATAAAGTATTATGATGAGAGTAATGCTTTACAAACTTTAGCTTCATCAAATTATGATGTAGATACTAAGATAAGACCTGGAAGAATCTATCAGTCAGAAGATGGGGACTTTCCTAATACATTTGATAGACCTAATGCTGTTGAGGTAGAGTTTGTCGTAGGTGCTTCTGCAAGTGATATACCAGCTCCAATAATTCAAGGAATTTTTATAATTATTGGCCGTTACTACGAAAACAGACAAGATGTAGTAATGGGTACTCAAGTGAATGAAGTTCCTTTAATGGTTAATCACTTATTAACTCCTTATCGTTTGCTTGAACTATGATAATAGGCAAACTAGATAGAAAACTAAAGCTCTATAAACAAGTATTCACGACTAACGAATATGGAGAGAGAGATATTACTACTAAAACATCTGTTACTATCTTAGGTAATTTTAACTATAAAAGTGGTAAAACATCTTTTGATGCTGATGCTTTGATAAATGATGAAACAATAGAATGTCTTATAAGATTCAGAACTGATATAGGCACTTCACCACAATACTTTATAAGTAACGGTACAACTAACTATTCAATAAAAAGTATTCAAGAAATAGGAAGAAAAGATGCAATGCTTTTAAAACTAGAACAAAATGATGTTATAGATTTAACTGGGATTAATACTTTCTTTGAATATACAATCAATACAAATAATACT